TTGCCATGTTAACGACCTCTCCTGATGCCATAAATGAAAATCCTGAACGTCTGTTCTTGAGATACGACATACCATAACATCTTTTATCTGCTTTACAAGCTTCCCAGAAGATATAGAATAGCCTGTTCGACTCTCTAAAGTCTGGCTTCCCAACGTCAATCTTGGACCACTGCAGGTACATGTACTGAGTACCAGTAATATAAGTAGGCTTGTCCTTGTTAAAAAACCAGTAACCTTTTTCACGCCTTTGAAATTCTTCTTCAATATAATCATACCATTCTTCTTTAAATTGCTCAGAGTAATTCTTCCAGTCAAAAACAGTTTTAATATTGTTTAACTCTTCAGGATACTCAGCAGCTTTCCATTTTTTATCTTCACTCTTAAAAACGTTGACGGCTTTTGGTAGAGCTATTACTAGATCTTGTATTTCATAGATCTCTCCAATCTCTCCAGTTTTACTGATAACAACCATATCATGGTCTTCATCATAGCCATAAACCCATTTCTTAAACTTATTGTTTCTCTTTAAGACTTTAGCGTCTACGTGTTCAGGTAGTGTTTTATATAGTGACTGCTCGTACATTATTTAGATCTACCTTCAGCGAAACCTTTAAAAGACTTTTCTACTACAGTCTCTTTAGTTTTATTGTTAAGAATGTTATCTTCTTCTTCTATACGTTTAAGTATTTCAAACGCATCGAATATTGCAAGCTTTTTAGTAGCTGCAGCGTTTTTAAGTTTATCAGCTGTCAAGTCATCATCTGAATCAACAATTAATTCTTTAGCCACCTTCACTAGTTCCGCTATCGCGATGTGCCCAGCTTGGATTATATTCAACTTGGTTTCTTTTGTGTCCATATTTAATTACAATATCATTAGATTTCATACAGAACACTCTCTTATCGTCAACAATAAAATCCCATTCACTATTAGGTGTGAACCCTACAACGTCTCCTGGATTGATATCAAGAGACTCTAAGGACTTATTACCGTATTTTAGTATACCAATAAGCTTTTGTTCCTTATCGTTCTTTAGAGTGTCTTCGTTTTTTATAGGCATTACAAAACATCTGTCACCAAATGATTTCCAATCCTCTGTATTCTTATACAAATATATCTGATCAACAGCGCAGAAGTATAAATCATCTTTAAAGTATGATCTACTATTTTTCTTTACACCTTTCATGTCGTAGAATACTCTAAAAACATTATGATGTATTAATATTACGTCTCCTTTTTTTATATTTGTTTTAAATGCTTTTGGCGTCTCCACTACAACAGCTAAGTTGTTAACGGATTTAAAGCTTTCTATTTTAGTATTTAAAACTAAAGTCTTATCACCAATCTTTATTTCGTTTTCGTATCTATCACCAAGAGGTTTGATAATAAAATCGTACAAGCTCTTCATTAATACTCTAAATTATATTCAACAGATATTGCCATGTTAGAATTAAATTTCTTCCATGGCATTACCTCATCTTCTTTTTTAATGTATATACTGTAAGAGTTTGATTCTGGATCGTGTAGTATAGATATAATAGTATGTCCACCGTAAACGCTTTGCCCCACAGCATAGTGCATGGCATCGTTTTTGTAGTCAGAACCTATACTGATCTTTCTTACAATAGAGCTCATTATGCTTTTTCCATAACGGGTTCAGCTTCTTTCTCTACAACAGTATAACTACCATCAGACAAATCAACGTTAACTTGACCGTATTTATCTTCAAGCTCTTTTTTTGTAGCCTCTAAAGCTTTTTCAACTTCAACTTGAATAGCTAATGCTTGATGCTTTTTGCTTTCAATAAAGCCAATATCAATAAAAGCTGATTGCAGTTTGTTTTGTTGGTCTTTAATTGTCTTTAACTCTTCTTCTGTAATTCTTGTTACTTCGCTCATAATTTTAATCTATTAGATTTGATTTATATTTATATAGTTACTTGTTTATTTACTATTTACATGATACTTAAAACTAACCTTAACCTATAAGATACCAAGTGTCATCCGTTTCATGGTATACATATGTGACATTGTAACCAGCTGTTGGTGCTCCGGCAAAAGATGGTTGAAAAGTACCTGATCCAGGTACTAAAGTAACAGTGTTTGACAATGTTGTAAATTCACACACTTGAGACTCCTCAGGAGAAGTAGGAAATTGTATTGTTAAAGTCAAGCCAGGATTAGCTACTGCAATTATGTTAACAGAGACAGTGGTACTTAAATCAACTGTTTGAGTAGTTGATACAGTAGAAACCTCGTGCTCTGCTTTCCTTATGTATTCGTTAGTTAAATCTGTTACAGCTATCTGACTAGTTACTCCAGCTTGTACTATAGGTATTACTGAAGCAGCATTAGCCGCTGTTACTATTGGTAATTGTTCTATTCTTTGATTTGCCATGATTATATAATTATTTTATTTCCGTCTTCCTGCAATAAAAATCCACTATCTGCCAGCAGAAAAGAATCCGTAGATACTTCTGCCGATCCTAGGGATAGATTAACCATTGGTATACCTATGCCTATGCCGTTACCAATTGCCATATTATTTTAAAGCTATTATATCACCAGCTGTTGCCGCTGTTCCTGTTGCTAAAACATAATTCACTATAACAGGTAATATAGATCCAGCTGATACGTTTTTAAATATTACAGAGTCAGCTTCTGTTGGTAAAGCATCTGTGACGTTTATTCTAAAAGTAGCGTCTGCGTTTCCACCAACGACTGTTATAATATCACCTTGTCTGTAACCTGATCCAGCAGAGTTAATAGCCACGCTTGTTACTACTCCTGCAGCTGTTACAACGTTAACCAACAACCCAACACCTAAGCCACTAGCAGAAGTAACTGCAGCACCAGTAGCATCTGCATATCCAGTACCTGCATCTATAGCGCTTAAAGAAGAGGTAACCCCTTGAATACCAATTACATTAGAAAGTATCACTTTAATATCTCCAGCTATGCCAGTGTATAAGCATGATTGGTTTAAATTTGTAGCAAAACTTATCACATCACTAGGTGTGACAGATGTTGCCTCTGTACCAAAATCTGGTTGATTTCCGTATTGTCCCATTTTATTTATTTGTTTTTTATTACTGATTTACCTTTTTCCCAAGTTCTGCCCACAAAATAAGCTCCGTAAACAGTTATTAATAACGTTTGAAATATTGGTATATATTCTTTAGCTATTTTAAAATCACCTATATTTCCATCTGTAATAGACAACAAACTAAACACTATAGTTAAAAAAACTAGAACCAAAGGTCTAATGTTTTTAGCCAACCAGCTATCGCTATCCATGTCAGCTTTCCAGCGATCAGTAACTTGTTGTTGGGCTTCGCTATCTGCTTTTTCCAGTATTTGTTGTATTAAGTTTTGAGCGTTAAGCTTTTCTTCTTTGGTTGTCGTTAATTTATCAACAACATTGCCAATCTCCTTTATAACACCACCTGTCAACCATGAAAATATTTTGTTCATTTATTTTTTATTGTTTATAGATTTAGCTATCTTTTCTTTATCGCTAATTTGTTTTTTCTTTTTAATACCAGGTATTAGAGTTGTACCTTTGTAATCGTATTCATTTATAGTTCCTTTACGTTTAACTGCACCAGGATACCTTCTCTGAACGTTTTCTAGTCTTGTCTCTTTAGATTTATCATCTTCTTTGGTATCACCTTTTTCTTTAGGATCTGTTTTAGCTTTTAAAGGTGACTTCATGTTCAAAGGTATACCTGATCCTGTTTTTTCTTTAGGCGCTTTACCACCCATCATTTTAAATCCCATAGTTATTTTTTTTTATTCACGTTGTAAGCTTCTTTCTCCCATGGTAGATTTTTATTACCTTCATCCATAGTTGATCTTGGTATTTTTTTACCTTTCCAGTAAACATTGTCATTATCATAATCAAGGTCACCTCTCTCCATTTGGTCTAAGTGTACTTTTTCATGTTTTATAACATCTTTTTGTTTTGCAGGGCTTAAATTTTTATTTAATATTATAGAGCCATTCTTGTTAGCTTGCCCCATAACGCCTTCGTCCATATCTTTTTGGTATATTGGAGTGTTATCCACCACTATACTAGATTTCTTCATGTTAAAAGCCATAGCTATTATTTTTTAAAATACCACAGAGTTTTTAAGCCCTGTGGATATTTATTTAATTAGTTAACTAAAAGCAACAGCTGTATAAGATACATGAATTGCTTTAGCAGTTATCAATTGTCTACCAGAAGCAGCAGGAGCTACAACTTGAGCAGTATTCAACGGAGCACCTAAAGTAGATACAACTCCGCCTGGGTTAGCTGTTAAAGCAGAATTGAAAGCTTTTAAAACATCACCAGCTGTTAAAGCAGCACTGTGAGTTATTTCAATAGTGTCAAAAGCTGCAGCAGCGTTAAGTAAGACTCTAGTTTTTGTGGTTGGATTAGCTCCAGGTCCAGCAGTGTCTCCAGGTATTACAGATACTATTTGGTCAATTGATACTAATTGCTCTGGTGTATTAGCCACTCCAGTTAGTGGGATCTTTAAAAATTTTGCCATTTTGTTAGTGTTAGTGTTAAGTTAGTGTTAGTGTTTGGCGTTTTTGAGTTTTAAAACAGATCTCTACTGTTTTGTTTTACATTCCTCCTTTAGCGTGCTTTGACATCCATGATCCAGATGGTTTAGAAGCTAATGGGCTTTCTTTCTTTTTAGAATCGTAACCTTTGTTTTGATTTTTTAAAGGGCTTTTTCCTTTCATTTTAGGACCTTCTCCAGCAGCTTCTTCTACTGCCATTTTAGCTTCGTACTTTCCATCTTTTTTAACAGAAGCGCTTGATGATTTAGAATCAGCTATAGCGTTACGAGAATAATCTTGTGCAATTTTTTCTTTTGATTTGTTCATTTTTTATATATTTACAGTTTAGCATTTCCATCTTTTCCTTGCAGCTATTCCTCTTTCACCTTTCCACCCTTTAGATCTAGCGCAAAAAGATTTTCTTCTACCAGCTGCTTTACTACCTGCTTTAACTTTTCCAGTAACTGCTGTTTTAAGTTTACTTCCAGGGTTTTCCTTTCTATACTTTTTAACTCCAGCAGCTGTCATACCAGCTCCTTCTTCTGTTGATAAAAAGTTTCTACCTTTTCCTTTGGTTGTTTTACTAACTCTTAAAAAAGGAGATGATTCGGGTTGAGTATAAGCCATATTACTTCTCTTTATTTTTTTTAAAGTGTATCCATTTATGCATTGTATAACCAATACTTAATATTAACAATAGAAGTTTTAAATAATCACTAACCTGAGTCATGCTTATAGCCATAGTGCTTACGCTGAGTGTGTATAATTTAATGTCTTCGAAATTCATTACATTTGACCTTTTGCACGTTGCGTGATAGGCGTTTTGGTGGAACCACATCCACAACTAGCTTTAGATACTTCCATGCCGTTAGCTCCTGAACTGGATCCTTTACCCATTGGAAAACCCATCTTACTTAATGGCCCATCCCAAACAGAACCTTGTCCTACTTTTCCAAATATTTTGCTTGTGTTTTTCATAATATATGTTTTAAAATTGTTCAAAATCTTCTTGTTGTACACCAGGTTCTCCATTATAGCTTGGATCCATTTTATATAAAGGCGTAGGTAGTGATTGACCACCAAAAATATCTTTACCAACTTTTTGTTGGTTTTGTGATATAAAATTCTGAGGACGTCCACCTTGCATGTTAGCTGGTAGTTGCTCTGGTTGCACTTGTGTTTGAACCTGTGGTTGTGATTGTAACTGAGGGCTTGCTACTGGCATGCCTGTCATTTGATCGATTTGTGATTGCATATTATCTGCTTTTATCTTTGTTAACATTATCTATAGCTACTGTCATAACCTTGTCAGTGTATGAGTTACCAGCTATAATTTTATTGAATCTCTTAGTGGTAGGAATATCTTCTTGACCAAGCATAATTCTATACATTCTAGCGATAAGTTGTTTACACTTAAAGCTGACCTTATATATATTATACTTTTGAGTAGTTCTGTTTCTTTTACGCCAAACAACTATCCAGCCTTCTTGTAATAATCTATTCCATCTTCTGTTATCCCAACTATAAGAGTAGCTACCTGTCTTGAAATCTTGCTTAGTAAAAAGCTCCATACAATCGAAGTATATTAACAATTCTAAATCAGCATCGTTCAGGTCGTTGTTTTTACACGCCCATCTTCTTATTATCCTGTAGTGCTTTAATAGGTTCATGTCTTTAACATCCCTAGCATCTAGCTTTCTCATACAACAACTACTACATCTTGTAATTTTATAACGTGAAATATTTCTTTATCTACTTCAATTTTATGACCAGCATGTCTATCAAAGAACACAACGCTTTGCTGCTGTAGACCAGTAGCTGCTGCTTCTTCTCCTATTGAAACTATAACAGCTTCAGTATATCTAATATCTTCTCTCTGGTTCTCCGCAAGTAAGAGACCACCTTTTGTAGTGGTAGTCCCTTCTTTTGATTTTTTTATAATTATATTTCTACCTATTGCTTTCATCGATTCTTAAGTTATTGATTACACAATCTGTTGATAAAATAGTAGTAGCTACTGATGCAGCGTTTACAAGTGCGCTCTTAGTAACAAGTAATGGATCTATGATACCTGATTTGATCATATTAACTGTTTTACCTGTAACTACATTAAGACCTTCTCCTGGTGTTTTAGGATTCTTGTAGTTGTTTATACCAGCATTATCTAGTATTGTCTTAAAAGGTGCTCTAATGGCTTCTAACAACACAGACTCGCCTTCTGACTTACTGATTGTTTTCTCGGAAGCATTTAACAATGCAATTCCACCACCTGGAACAATACCTTCTTTAATAGCTGCTTTAGTCGCGCAAATAGCGTCTTCAACTCTATCGGTTTTTTCTTTCAACTCGATATCAGAGTTAGCACCTATTTTTACGATAGCTATTTTAGCTGCTAGCATTGCTAGTCTTTTCTCTAACTTAATTACTTGATAAGCTTGTAGATTATCTTTTAATAATTCAGACTTAATGTTATCTATTATATCTAATATTTCTTCAGATGAGTCTTTAACCTGTATAACAGTTTCATCGTGAGATGTTACACTTTTTAAACAAGATCCTAGGTATTCTATCTGGATCATATCCATATCATCTCCTAGATCTTCGTTTATAATAGTAGCACCTGTTAGTAAAGACAAATCATCTAAGACTTCTTTTTTACTGATTCCAAAAGTTGGTGCATCGATAACGTTTACCTTTATGTTACCCTTCATTTTATTCATGGCTAGAGCTGATAAAACACCTTGATCTAAATCGCCTATAATAAGCAAAGGTTTATTGTTTTTTATTACATACTCTAACACTGATTGTATTTGTCTAATAGTATCTATTGGAGATTCTATTAACAAAACTAAAGGGTTTTCTAATTCAGCAGTTTTTGATTGTGCGTTTGTAACGAAATGAGAGTTTGTCAGTCCTTTGTCATACTGAACACCGTCAACGACTTCAACTTCTGTTTTACCATTAGCCGACGTTTCCATCATTACTACACCTGTATTATCTACTGCTCTAAAAGCATCTGCTATAATTTTACCAAGCTCAGGATCGTTGTTAGTAGATATTGTAGCTATTTGATCTATCATGTTACCTGTAACAGGTACAGATGTTAGCTCTAAAAATTCAACTACTTTTTCAACTGCAGAATTTATCCCGTCTTTTAATTCTCTTAAATTTGTTTTATTAGAAACTTTGTAAGCCTCCTCAAGAATTGAGTGAGCTAAAACAGTAGCTGTGGTAGTACCATCACCTGCTTCCCTAACTGTTTTTCTTGCAGCTTCTTTTAAAAGCGTAGCTCCCATGTTTTCTACTGGGTCTCGCAACACTATTGAATCAGCTACTGTTACACCGTCTTTAGTTATAACTGGCATTCCAGAAGCATCCTCTAGTAGCACACGTTTACCACTAGCTCCCAACGTAGAGCTAACTGCTTTAGTAAGCTCTTCTATTCCTTTAAATACTTTAATCCTGGCGTCTTCACCAAAACTAAGATTTTTAACTATTGCATCTGACATAAAATAATTTGATTTGATTTAATACGTACCTTTCTGGTATATCATTATCATTACTTATTTTATGTGATTTTTACCTTTTTTTATACTTATGCCTTAGGTTCTTTTACTTGTTCAACTGCTTCTGCTTCAGGCTTTTCTTTATTTAACCAATCAAGCTCAGTGACATCATCATACATTGGTGTTATTTTGCTTTTAATTTCGTCACTTATAACCTCCTGCATATTATGTACTCCGTGATTTGCTTTAGCCCATTCAATAATAACTTCTTCTGTTAAATCAGTTATAGGGGTAAAAGACTTTGAAGTGGGTGGTGCTACTGGACAAGCTCCGTTAAAAGTTCCCGTTATTCCGTTTTCATCTGTACCTGTGTACAAAAAACTAATACCTGTAATTACATTAGACAAACCATCTAATGAAGGTGCTTTTCTTAAAGCTGTTATTTTCCAATCGTACTTCATCATAATTTTTGTTTATTTTAATTGTTTATTGTTTGTAGAAATAATAATTCACTGTTGTTCTATCATTTGGATAATCTCGAATGGTGTCGTTTTTAGCAAGGTTTAAAACAAATTCAAAAACCATTGCAACACCATCTTCTTCATAAATTTCAAACGGATTATAAAATTTCCCATCAGCATCGTTAAGAAATCCAGAAACATCAGTTTGCCCTCTAGCTTTATGACCAGGGTAAACTTCTTGTCCCTCGTAATAAACTGATGCTTCTTCGTTTCCACTTTGGCTAACATATTTCCACACAAAACCTACTTTTTGATCATCAACAGTTTGGTTTGATACACGAGGCACTTCTCTATTCACTGAACTATCATAAACCGTTTGAACCATTAATTGACCATGTGAGACATTGTGATAGTTTCTAAAGTTTAAAAGGCTGTTTTTACTACCTGAATACCTAGAGTCCCATCTTGTGCTTTGATTTCCATTAGCTATAGTAACAAGGTCAGCAAATTTATTTTTCGATGGGTCAACAACTTGCCTAACATCGTCCATGTTAAAATTATTTGTGTCTGGTACTTGTTCCATTATATTCCTGCTTTTTCTAATCTTGCTTCTAACTCTGCAATCTTAGCGATTAATAAATCTATGTAAGCAACTGACTTCATTCCTTCTTTATCTGTTCTTACAAACTCAGGGTTTTTTACCTCAAGTTCTTGTGCTATAACTCCGTATCTTTTTTGACCTTTGTTTGACTTCATTTCAAAAGTTTTCCAATCAGCGTCTATGTGCTTGTTGTCTACTTTTTTAATTTTG